CAGATGTAGAATTATGCTTTGTAAGTTATGGGTCGACTGATGGAACTCACGAATGGTTAGAATCATTAGCAGATAATAATCTTAAATATTTTTATTCTGCAGAACAAAAAACATTCTCTGATACATTTAATAAGGCAGCCGAATTAGCAACAAAGGATTATGTAGCATATCTTCATAATGATATTGTATTAGCTCCTAATTTTATAGAAAACTTAGCAAAACATGTAAGTGCTGACACTGTGGTGTCGTATACCACAATAGAACCACCTATATTCGCAGGTCACGAACGTCCTGGTAAACTTATTCATGATTTAGGAACAGATCTGGAGACGTTTGATATAGGGGCTTTATACGCATATGTATCAACACAAAAATCTAAGTATATAGATAAAACAGAACCGGGTATTACATTTTTTATGTGTATGCCTAGAATCAAGTTATTAGAATTAGGAGGATTGGATAATTTATATAATCCAATGTTTTGTGAAGATGATGACTTAATACGCCGGTGGGCATTATTAGGAATGAATTGTTTTACAGCACTAGATGCGATATGTTATCATTTTGTAAGCAAGACATCTAGATTCTCAGACGAATATCAAAACAGAACTCAGCAAATTGAATTAGCTTCTAATAGAAATTATATTAGAAAATGGGGAACTAAATCAAATGCTCCTAAATATAATATTGCATTTCATGTTACCAATTGTAATATGACATTGTTACAAGCATTGGAGCCATGGTGTGATCGAATCTATATAGATGATGGCATGCAGAAATTCATTGATTCATATATTGAAACAGAACAACCAAATACTAGATTTGATTTAACTAAACGTGTATTTTGTATTGGATATAATGATCCTACAGGAGAAAATGATATAGTTGTTTCAATTGATGGAAACACATTTACTCAATTGGATTTTCAATACATACAAATACTTTCAGAAATATTAAAAGATTCCGGACAACCAGGAACGTTCCGACTAGGAAATTGTCAAATAAGCATTGTTAGTCTAAATGCTACAGAATCTAATTTAATTGTATGTAAACGCTGAACATAGTCTCGATATTTTCGATATAATTTAATTCATGTTATTTCATTTTGCATCATATTTATTTTAAAAAGAGATAAATCATGAAAGGACTATTTAAAGAAGATCCAGGATCAACATCCTCAAAACGAGTAGCAGGATTAATATGTATTATTTTTTTAAATATTACATTAATAGCTAACTCATTTTCACATGGCGACATAAAACCATCAGACATACTAGTACAAACAGTTGGTATGTTAGCATTTGGTTGTTTAGGCTTAACAAGCATCGACAAATATACAAAAAATAAAAAACAAGACTAACAATGAGTTTAAAAAGTTTACAAGAAAAGATCGGAGTAACCGCAGACGGTGCTTTTGGTCCTGGTACTATGAAAGCCGCAATGGCATTCTATAAAATGACACCAATTAGAGCAGCGCATTTCTTTGCACAGACTGCTCACGAGACTGGAGAATATAAATTATTTAGCGAAAATTTAAACTACTCTGCATCAGGTTTGCAAGGTACATTCGGTAAGTATTTTCCAGGGACATTGGAAGAGTCATATGCTCGTAACCCAGAAAAGATAGCAAACCGAGTGTATGCTGATCGTATGGGTAATGGGAATGAAGCTTCAGGCGATGGTTGGAAATATAGAGGTAGAGGTGCTTTACAATTAACAGGTAAGGCTAATTACCAAGCATTTGCAACATACCTTAATAAACCTGAAATATTAACTAATCCAGATCTAGTAGCTACTACTTATGCATTTGAGTCAGCAATGTACTTTTTTGATAAGAACAAATTGTGGGCTATATGTGATCAAGGAGTTAGTACTGCGTCTATTACATCATTAACAAAACGTATTAACGGTGGTACTAATGGTTTAGATCATAGAACAACTCTAACAAACAAATATTATAATTACGTAAAATAATCAGATATGAAATATACGAGAGAACAAATAGAAACTGCAGTTAAAGCCAAAGGATATGCTTGGTTCGAAGGTGCAAAAGACTATGATGTTAACATTGTAGGAGTTAGAAACTCTGCAACAGGTCAAGTAGTAACAAATGCATTTGATGATGTCATTACAGTATCATTTAAAATTGATGGGGTATGGCAATACAAAGAATGGGCTAACACAACAGATCCTGGAAAGAAGGGTGTTATGCAGTTTGGTAACAAAGCAGGTGTAGCTCGTTTAGTAGAAGGACAATATAGAGGTTCGCATACTATTAGATTGCATCAAGGAAAATATGAAGCATTAGGCCAAGCAAAGAACGTTAAAGTTTATCGCGATGCCAACAAAGATATGAAGTATGATGAAACCAAAATAGATGAAGGTGTATTTGGAATTAATATACACAAAGCAGGCGCAGATTCGACATATGTTGAAAATTGGAGTGAAGGTTGTCAAGTATTTAAGAAATCAGCCGAGTTTGAAGAGTTTATGACTATTTGTCGTAAAGCAAAAGCAATACACGGAAATTCATTTACATACACATTAATTGAATCAGCGGATATACGATGAAAACAACAACTATTGCAGCAGCAACATACACGGTAAGTACCATGATAACATTTATATGCACATATTTTTTTAATATGGCAATATCAAACGCAGATCAGTATCTTGCACTAGTTGCAGTAGTAATGACAGATGGGTTCTTTGGAGTAATTGCAGGAACTAAACGTGAAGGATTTCAAACATGTAAAGCAATCAAAGTATTACGTACTTTGGCTACGTGGGTAATGATATTAACTGTTGTGTTGATGGTTGAAAAAGGATTTGCTGGTACGGGTTGGTTGAGTGAAACTATACTAGTACCATTTGTTATTTTCCAATTGATGTCGACATTGAAAAATGCATCATTAGCTGGATTTATTAAATTAGAAGTATTAAATAATATATTAGATAAATTTGATAATCATAAAGGAACACGATAAAATGAAAAAGTTATTACTAGTTATATTAACATGTTTAAGTTGCTCGTTTTTATACGCACAACAAACACCAAGTGAAACATTTAAAATAAAACAACAACGTTGGGCATTAAGTGCTAGTGCAGGATATATCAATGTATCTAGTATCAGGCCTGCAGGGCCAGTATATCAGTCAAATGGTTGGTCATCCTTAAACCTCAACTATAGCATTCAACGTTGGTCTTTTGGAACATGGGCAGGAGCTAATTATTGGGTCAATGCAAAACAACCTGATTTAAGATTAGGATTTACGGTTACATATACTATTAAAAAGTGGTAACATAAAGTATGAAAGACATTGGAATAACGATAAGTTTTTTAATTAGTGGATTGTTTGGTGCTATATTAATGGCATCCAAAAACGCTCAAACTAGTGTTAAGTCTACTATACTATCTATCATTGGTGGTATGGCTGCAGCTAACTATCTTACTCCAATAATGACAGAATTGCTCAACCTTAAGGAAGCTAAGCTGCAAAATGGTCTAGCTTTTATTGTCGGATTTTTAGGATTAAAACTAGTAGAAATACTAAGCAATAAATTCTTAAACCAAGTAGCACCACAACCTGAAGCTAAAACACCCGTTAAGAAAACACCCGTTAAAAAGAAAGTTATTAAAAAGAAAGTTATATGATTTTAGAAAAAATAAAGAATAAGCTATGGCTTATATCGATTCCGATTGCTGCAGCTGCATTATTATCAATGTCTGCAATAAAAGATATTGAAGATGCTCATGTAGAACTAGATGCTGGCAAACGAACTGCATATTATTTAAGAACATCTACAGACAGCCTAACTTACTTAGCTATAGCATATACTGCTACTGGCAAAGAAAAATTCATTAATGAATTTAATGCTCACTTAGAAAGAAGAAAGCAACGTAAGTTTGATATCATACCTGAAGGGTTGGTTTACTATAACGAAGGCTTGAGTTTAAGTAACGAACTAGCAACAGTGATAGAAGCTCCAGCATTTGCAGCTATGAATGATACTGCGTTTTTCACTGATCAGTATTTATCTTACAAAACTAGAATTATTACCAGTATAGAGCGTTTAAGGGATGTGACTTATGAAAATTCAAATAACAAACTTCAACGAGCAATCTTAGAACTCAACATTTATATTTACTTTTTAGTTTTACTATTATTGGGATTTGTTGCGTTAATAAGGTTTGATAAACAACCAATTATTAAACCAGTAAGAAAAAAGAAACCAATTAAAAAACCCATAAAAAAGAAATGAAAACAAAAAAGCACGCACGCATGAAACAAAATCAAACAGCTGAAACACATTCAGATAGTACCTCGGGTGGTGCATCGATTGACACTACAACTACTGCATCAGCAGGTATATCAACGGGAGATGAAAATGCTTCAATCGGTATTGAAGTATCTGCTAAAACTGGAACCGAAGCATCAGTTGATGGTGGCTTAGATGGCAACAATGTGTACGTAGAAGCAAACTATTCAGATACAACTGAAGTTCATGTTACAGTAGAAGGTCAGGCTAATGCTGAAGGGTTTGGAGTTGGTGGTTCTGTAGATGCTTATGCAAAAACAGGAAACGAAGCTAGTCTTGAGGTGAGAGCAGGTGACGAAGGAGTAGTGGCAAACGGAAGTGTATCAGCAGGTACATCAGTAGGTGTTGATGGAGAAGGAACAGTTGATCTAAGAGAAGGATCAGTTACAGCTGGTGCAGGTGTATCAGTTGGAGAGCAAGTTGGAATTGGTGGTGGTGGTGAAGCTACTTACGTAGACGGCGTTGCAACAGTAGGTGTTAGTGGCGAAGTAGCAGTACTGCTTGGAGTTGATGTTGATTTAAGTGTTAGCATTGATACAAACCAAATAGCAGAAGATGCAGCAGCTGCTCAGAGATTAGCTGAAGAACAAGCTGCAGAGGCAAAACGTTTATCTGATGAAGCTGACAGAGTACTAGCAGAACAAGCTGCAGCGGCACAAAGAGAAACAGAAAGAATTGCTAGAGAGACAGCAGAAGCGGCACAAAGAGAAACAGAAAGAGTGGCTCGCGAAACTCAGGACGCCTTAGAAAAAGCGGCACGCGATGCTGAAAAATCAAAATGGAATCCAAAGAATTGGTTTTAATAAAAAAATTCATTATATTATATATAAATGAATTATCGTACAATTGCTATAGCATTTTTAATATTCATGCTCGGTCAATGCATAGTATGGTTTCAGGTTAATGCTCCTATATTATGGTCTTGGGGTAAATCATGGAAATGGTTATTAATTGTAGCAGGAATTCCAATAACATGGTTGTTTATGTCAGCAACAGAACTAGCAGTCGCCGGATTCGGAGGTTCGTTCTGGCCAGGCCGATTCATGTCCTTTGTAAGTGGTATGATAATCTTTACCATATTAACATACATGTATTGCAATGAACCAATTACTACTAAAACTGCAGTATCATTAGTATTAGCCTTAGCATTAATATTAATTCAGTTATTTTGGAAATCATGATATTTATATTAAAATAAAGAAATATGCATATGAACCGTAACATATTATTATCTAAAATAATTTTAGAAGAAAAAGCGGCAGCTGTAACAATGGCCGCAAAATTACATCGAGCAAAAACAAATTTAAATGAAGGAATTCGCCTCAATGAATTTTTCATTGCAACTAAATACGATCCGGATTTTAAAATTAAAAAGCCATGGCCTAATACTAAACAAGAAACTATTTTAAAACGAATGGAAGCTAAGCCGTTTGCATTAGGACTGAATCCACATGGTTATGAATTAGATGTTGCTAAAGATAGGTGGTGGTTTTATAATCATAACGAAGCGTGGAGCACGGCACAGACTAAGACTTTTGGATATAATGTCACATCTGATAACAACATACAACTTTGGAATGAACCAAATGGATGGACAAAGGCAACGGGATATAAAGTAGGAGTAATTACAGATAAAACCGGAAAACCTACATTTATTGAAGATCCAGCAAATCGTGCAGCACGCGGAATAGTAGACCCAAAAGCAGAAGAAAAGGCTGGCGAATCTAATAGTGTTATAGATACAATACAAACCATATTAGATTGGGTAGGATTTATTCCAGTATATGGCGATTTTGTCGACATAATAAATGCTCTAATATATTTTATACGTGGTAAATGGTTTGATGG